GGGATACATGAGCAAATTACCGCCGCGTATCCGAAAATAATTTGCGATCCCACCACTTACTACAGCCAGTATCTGCTGCCATTCCGAATCCGTAATCGGGCCGTAATAGCGCCGGTTCGTCGTCCGGTTCCACATGGTATCGTTACTGAATCGTCCAAAATCACTTGCAATCGAAACCATCGTGCCTTGGGATTCAGTCCCTACGGTTGTGTGGCTCCCTTCTTTCACCAGCACTTCCCACCCGTACTTCTGCACTTGTGCGCGGCCTTCCTGGTTGACGCTCGCTTCCAGTTGAATAACCGACGTATCAGTTGAAGATGTTACCGAATCAGGCGCAGTTATCCCGATGATTTTTGCTGCGTCCTGGCAAATTGTGAGAAGCGTCATCGCATCATCCGACTGTCTGTACGGGCTTCATTCCCTCGCGTGCCGCAATGTAATCACGCGCTTTCTTCCGCAAATCCACAGTCCCAGCACCTAGAGCGCCGACAGAAGCATCAGACAGGTCAGCGAGTTCCTCGACAGTATTTACATCCTGCTGTATCAAAACCTTTTCCTTGCGTGCCCCTACGCCCTTTAATTCGGTCAAGAGCGTGCCCTTCGGCCTCACCTTCCCGCGATGTCCGTTCTGATATGCGGCCCATTCCACGGGGAAGCGTTCTTGCAGATAGTCCTCCTTTTCGGAAATCTTGTAGATAACTGTATTGAAGTCCCCGACTCTGCGGATTTCCACCAGATCAGGTGAGCCGTTCTCTCCGGCAAATATCTCTATACGTATATTGCTCATCAGCAAAAGTAGTACGGGGGCGTTGCCACCCCCGCACCTCCTTTGAGTTAGATATCAAACGAACGCGGCCAGGTTGCCAAGCCGGGAGCCTCGCCGTCGGTTCCTCCACGCGCCGTCGTCAAGCAGATACCGGCGACTCTCGACTGGCCGGAGGAGTCATCGTCAAGCGAGCCAGCGGTTGCGGACGAATAGAGTTTTACGTCAGCAGCAGCGGACGCCAGCACGTTCATCGTGACGACCCCCGTTAGCTGGACCCAACCGTATTCTCCAGAACTAATGGCCTCCGGGGCAACCCCGATAATATGGCCATCGTCAATGGCTGCTTTTGTGGCAGGGATACCCGAATAGTCTTCGTCCACACTCACCACATCGTACTGCGCGATAGCAGAACCAGCGGTAACGTATAGCCAAGTCGAGCTGTCATTCCCAACCATGCGAGTCCCGATGGCTTGGGATGGGGTTGATTCCGTCCCGCCATCGAAGTCAATGCCAACGGCTGATTGTGTCGTATAAGCCATTCGCTCCTCCTCTAGGCTTGGATGACACCCTGCCGTGCGCGATTGCTTACGGCCAAATTACCGGCCCACGCAACTGGCATAACAAGTGCATCCTGGTTAACAGAAGCCTTCTCGCCAAGAGGCACAAACTCCCGTCCCGCAGCATACCTGAGAAATAGGTAGTCCGTGTTCAGAAAGTACATCTTGGTAGTCGGGCACTGATCGTCGTAATACACCGGAGCATCCATGAACATAAGATTCATGAATCCAGCCGCTGCCGACTCATCGCTCGTGAACCGCTGGTTCGTCTGAAGAGACGCCCAGTAGAACCCGAAGTAAGTCGTGTCCCCGACGATCACATCTGGCCGATCCGCGCCACGGATACAAGCCAGCCACAGAGTATTCATGGCCGTCTGGATCGTGGTTGCGGAAGCGGCGACGCCTTCCGTCGAGAAGTCATAGACCTGATTCTGCCAGAACGAATAGGTCGTGCTGTTGATGCCGCCAACCGTGTTACCCACGGTGCCGGGGACCAATAGCTGCAACCCGCCAAGTTCTTTTGAATCAGTTCCGGTGCCGTCTGCATAGAGTGCAGCCGCCATCGTATTTTTGAGCGATTTCTCAAGGTTCCGAATACGGCTTTTAAGCAGATTGAAAATCTGCTCTGGGCCGCTGTTCTCGACCTGCTCAAGACCGGAGATAACCACATTCCCCGCCAACTGCTTGTAATTAAACTCGGCAGCGGTGAAGACATTGCTGGTCGAAGTATCAAGCACCTCGTAACCCGAATACCACTTGGTTGTCGAGTTCGTAGCGTACTCAAGCTCCTGAACAATGGTGCGTCCCGTCGCGGAAGACTTGTTCCCGTTCTGGTCAATGTGACGCAACAACGCATTGTTGTTGGTCACGTTGTCGGCCATCGTCTTAGAGTAACCAGCAAGCGTAGTGGTTACAATCTCCGTATAGGTACTATTTGGAGAGGTAGCCATAGTTACTTGCTCCCATCAAAGGAGCAACAGAAAACTTACCCAGACACTGCTGATCCAATCTGCTTGCGTAAAATATCGTCAAGATCAGATGATTTTACGGAGCCACCCGGCAACACTGCGCCGCTGCCTGTCGGTTGTGCCTTCTTGGCCTTCTCGACAGCCGCTTTGCGCTTGGCATCTTCCTGTTTGGAAACGGACTTGCGTTCGTTGGCAATGGTCTCTTTGTAAAGATCATCGTCCAAACGAAGTGCCATGTTGTACGCGACTTCCAAATCTGTGGTCTCACCGGCATTTACCAATCGCCCCATTCGCTCACGCAGCTTCTCAAAATATGGATGCTTGAGTCCTCCCTTCGCATCCTTAACGGTTGCGAAGGACTCAACCTGATCCACAAGTTGCTGCTGTTGAGCGTTGACTTGCGACTGTTGCATAGATTGGACGTATGCTTGCGTCTGGTTCAGTTGCTGTTGCAGTTGTTGAATTTGCGGATCGGTCGAGGGTTCCTCACTCCAATCCACGCCCGAATCGCCAGACTGCAATTTGACCCCGTAGTGCTGGGCAAGATGTTGGAGTGCGGCTTGCGGGTTCTGCCGTAACGCATTGTCATAGCTCATCAGCCGCGAGACATATTCCGCCTCGCTAATGCCGTTGGCCTGCATCTGCGCCTTGTACGGTGCCAGAACACCCTGCAATCCTTCCACTCCTCGTCGCTGCTCTGCGAGTTCAGTCGTCTTGCGAGTGAACGCCGAATCACGTTCTTGCTCCCGTTTCAGCATAAAGTTCTGCTGATCTTCGGGTAGATGCTCAAACGCCTCACGGTGTTCAGCGGGCCATGTTCGCGGCGCAGCAAGCGCATCCGGCTCTGGCTCCACGGCGGAATCCGGTATATCCGCATCGGGAGTGGCTTCTGCATCTGCGGCCTCATGGCCCTCGGCGGGTTCGTCTGATGGGTCCGGTTGGACTTCAACTTCTTCCGCGCTTGATTCTCCAGCGAGAGGTCGTGGTTCACTAGAAGTGGGTTCCGGCTCGCTATCCGTGAACTCTCCCTTGATAACGCTTTCCAGCACACCATCAAGTGTGGTGGGTTCTGACGCTGGCCCCGGCTCCGGGGTGCTTGTCTCAGTGTCTGACATTTTTCACCTGATCCCAGTTGATAGGGCGTTCACTGCCCGCCCAGTCATTGCCAATCTGGCGGACATTATGCCGCCTTTCATGTTCGCGCAATACAGAACGACTGCCTATAGTGTTTCCATCAATAGGGGAAATAAACGGTTCGATATCCTTTATCACCTCAATCCCCCGTTTGGACCGTTTCCGGTCAATACGAGGCCGCTGTCTCTTACATCCCCACTGAATATCGTCAAAATTACGCTTATACTGGCTAGAGGTCATTGGCCCTCCATCATTTTCAGTTCAGCCTCAAGCATAGCCAGGTCTTCCTTGGAGCGGACACGCTCCTGTGAGGCACGCCCACCTTCTTGGATTTCCGCTGCCTTGCTTCGCTCACGCGAGCTTATATCAGCCAGCTTTCCTTCCTGTTTCAGCTTCTCACGCTCCAATTCAGCAGCAATCTTCTGCTGTTGGACCCGTTCTTCAGGACTGGGCTGCGGCGGCTGCTGCTGCTGCGCCTGTAGCTGCTGCATGACCTGGGCCTCGGTCTGACCGATAATATCCTCGAAATTACGTCCGATCTTCCACGCCCCTGACACAAACTTGAGGATTTCAAAGGCAATCGGCGTGATCTCCGGTGCGGACCGTGTCGCCTCAATCGCCTGGACCAAGAAATTGCCCATCACATTGGCAAATTCCACCCGCGTCCGCTTCATCTCCTCTTCGTCAGCGAACACTGTGCTGTCGGTTTCGACATCTATCTGATAATTGCGGAGCTTGTCGTTTCGCATGATCTCCAGCATCTCGTCGCTCACTTCCATGCCGGTGATGCGCTGGAGAATATCCGGTTCGTAATTCTCAGCGATCAGTTCCGCCTTGATACGGAAAAGGTCGCGGATATATTTCTGGATGGAATCTTGACGCAGGCGCAAACGCATTGAGCCATACTGGGCCTTGAGTTGCTGCGCCGTAGCCGTTTCACTCGCCTTGGTGCCGCCGCCACGCAAGATGTCAGAAATGCCCGTCACCTCATAGATGATCTGAAGCACCTGACCCCGCTGTGCGTAGAGGCCCTGCAAGACGCTGGAAATCTGGGAAATATCCTCAGTCTGAAAGACAACTCCAAGACCGCCCTTTTGCGCCAGTGACGCAAAATTCTCGGACGGGACAAAATCATTATCCCCGGCAGTCGCCAGATGCGCCAGTTCGGGGACTGAGGAGTCATAAACTCCACGCCGCTTCAGCCCTTCGATCAAATAGGTAATGCGACTGGTTACCCTGTCCAGTTCGTCAGCCTGATCCTGGTACAGCGTAAATTCCGGCACCGGGATTGAGGTGTTGTTGGTGCGAACAGCAATCAGCGGCGTCGGTGTCGGGAAAAAGCCGGTCAACTGATATGGATCGTCATCCTCGGCCAACAAATCCTTATAGCCCGTCGCTACGAACAGCCGCTTGCGCTGCACCTTATCCCAGATTTCCCAGACCTCGGCGCGGTTGTAGATTTCATCGAAATCTTCGTTGGAACTATTGTCAGGCATCCATGTCAACGGCACCTCATAGGCATCGTTAAACCCGCGCCCAACCAATTCATCCCGTGTAAACAGATGCCGTCTGGCACGCCATGTTACATCTTCTGGACGACGGCTCGGACTCTCACGGTAGTCCTGCCAATGCACGTATTCCAGACGGCAACGCTGGTCGCCAAGACGTTCAATCTCTTCTTCTTCAACGACATTAACATCGTCGTCCTTGACCTCGATTTTTATCTTTTCCTTGACGATGACAGGTTCATAAACCACCCAGACAACACCGCGTCCCGGCAACAGATAGTCCTCCAGCGCCGCAGTCAAAGGGCGCGTTGAGTCGTAAATATCCAGATCGTATGAAAGCGTGCGCTCAAGAAGAATGGCAACCTGTCGGGCGGCGGGGTTGGGATCGGGAAAGCGACGGCGCACATCCGGCTTTGCCATGCGTGCGAACAGAGCGGCCTTCAGGGTCTCGGTATTGGCCCACAGAATATTAAACCGGCTGGATACCGGGCCGATAAGCGCACTACCCTCGCGCTCGTCACGGTATCGCTCGACCACGCGCCCACCGCGTTCCCGCCAATCGCGCTCAAACTGACTGGCTTTTTCCAGTTCGTTCTGCCAGTAGCGCGACGGGCCTAGGAGCTTTTCCTGTTCAGCGCGTGTGTCGTCTTTATCAGCCATTTATTGCAAACTCATATTTCTATCAAAATTTAAGTCAAACGCGCCCACGGCCTGCTCATACTCTTCCCCGCTCTCAATTAATCCCTTGAGTTTCCTGAGATTTTTTATTGCTAGTAGAAAGTCCCCGTCTCCGATGGCTACGGCTGCATCACGCGCCCATTTTTGTGGCTCGTTAAAGACTTTAAGGCTCCGATGAGCATTAGCATAGAGAGACATCGCTTGATTAACAGCGTTCGAGTGATCGAGTATCGTTAGTCCTCTTGTCCTAGCATTATTCACCATATTTTCACGATGCTCTTTTGCAAAACCGTATCTATTCTCTAAAGTAGCTAACGTCTTTTCTACCTTATCAAGAACCGTGCCCCTTGATCCTTGAAGATGATCGAATTTCTCTGACATTCGGTGAGTAAGGTCACCCACATGCTCAACTACAAAACTCATAACACCGCCGCCCGACATGTCCTGTACATCCCTCATTGCTCGCTCGGGCAAATGACGCTGATCATTAGCCAGATTTGTGAACGCTTCTAGTCTCCTTTTGTTCCATAATCTAAAGAACTCAGCTTCATCGCTAGGAATATTGCCCATGTCACCCAAGAACGACTGAACGACAGCGCCAGGCAGCCCAGTAGCAGCCCGCGCAGCCAGCTTACCAGCAAATTTAAGCCCTCGTACTAGCCCTACCCTCTTTGGTTCATCAACTGGTGTCACATGTTGTGGGCGCTCCACACTTCCAATGAGCGCGGTTCGCATTTCTCTACGCAGACCTGGAGGGAATCTTGTACTAGCTTCAGGCATCGTTAATGCTCGCTCCGCTTATCTTGCCACGCACCGAAACCCCTGCGCTATGCACTGTGTCTGCGCTGCCGGATACCAGCGGGTGCCACCATTCCAGCTTCTCGCCACGGGCCAGCGTGCTGTAAGCGCAGGAATCGGGGAGCCAGTCGCAGTCACGGACGAATTGTGGCGACAATGTGACGCAATTAGGAACCCGCTGTTTCCGGTTAGCGTAATCAGTACAACGAATTGTCTCACGATCAAGTAAATGACAGGCAAGATCGGTATGGAAAACCTCTCCCGTCACATCGTCTTTGATTTTTATTACACAACACTTGCCGCATCCGGTGCAAAGAGACTCCCATTCGCCGGGAAGCAAATCCTCCAACTGTGCGACATCCCAAAAATTCACGTTACATCATCCAAATTGCTGGAACTGTTGCATGACTTGCTGCGCTGCCTGCGCCCCCATGCCGGTAGACCCGTGCCCCGGCATAGGCGCTCCCGGTGGCATGACCTGTGGAGGAACGATGCCCTGTGGTGGCAGTGCAGGAACGCCCATACCGGAGATGCCGTCCATCGCCATCTGGGGAGGTGCCGCCATCGGCGGCGGCGGTTGCGGCATCATCATCGGGGCAGGGCCGGGTGGAAGGGGAATCTCTTCGGTCACCGTCGTCGTAATGGGGACACCGCTGTAATCAGCGGGAGACTCGATGGTCTCGACCGTGACCTTAGCCATCAGCACCTCACCCATCTGGGGGGCAGCTTCCGGCGCAAAGCCAAACTCATTCTCCAGGCCGGAGTCCTCCAAACCGTAGTCAATCGCCATCAGATGCGCGGCTCCTTGTGGTTTCGGCGTTCAACGTCATGTATTTTCCACATTTCGTCAAGGCTTGGTTTTTTGATCAATTCTTCCCGCCAGTCCGGCTCTTCTTTTTTCGGCTTCAGATTACGATAGGCAATAGCCAGATATCGAAAGGAATCCGCCGCATGTGAGGCCCAGTTATGCAGCGGCGTCTTGCGGAATACCCGCTTTACATCGTCCCATTCACGCTGATAGGAACGCAGTGCGTTAAGCCCCGGCTCGCAACTGATCTCATCGAAATAGCAATGGTGCAACAATAAACGCGCCGCATTGATGCCGTCCGCAACCCTGTGACCGGGCACGATCCTGGGCTTGCGCCCCATGTTTATCAGCGTTTCAACGCGGGTTCTGCCGGTCCCAAGCTCTCGCACCTTGGCATCGTGGGGTAGCCAGTCGTCGCCGTACCAGTAGCCCTTCTCCTGCATGACCTTGACGTAATGCTCAAGTCCTACGTTGTTATGCTCGTAGAAATCAATAATACGCACTTCGCCCATCGTGACCTGAAAAAACCATAAAGCGCATGAATCGCTGATGCCCAGGTCCCACGCAACGTGGACAGGGAGCGATTCGTCGTATTCAACACGGCAAATCCGCCCCTCCTTGTCGGCATCGTCAATAACACCGCCGTAATAGCTGCCCTTGATCGCCGCCGTCCAGCTACACTCGAACTCCTGCATGAACTCGTCATCACCCATCTCACGACGGGCTGCATCCAGTTCATTCTGGTCCAGAACCTCGGTCTCTGACGCCCGGTACATGGTGCGGTGCCACTCGTTATCATCCGCAACGTCCTCGTAAAGACGCCAGAAATGGTTGCGTCCCTTGGGCGTCCCGATGAAGATAGCCCAGCCCTGGCGGTCAACCAGAGCAGGGCGGATGACCTCGGACCAGACACGCGGACTCATATCGGCGTATTCGTCCAGTACCACCCCGTCGAGGAAAATCCCTCTCAGGGCATCAGGATCGTCTCCGGCACCACCCAGCCGGATACGGCTACCATTAATCAAGTCAACTCTAAGTTCCGATTGATTGATCCTGGTACCGGGCAAGTCCTTGGCATAGTAAACCAAGTAATCCCACGCGACTTGCTTGGCCTGCCGGTAGTACGGGGCGAGATACATGAACCGCCCATCATGGCGCTCTGTTTTAATCTCCAGCGCCTTGGCGAGTAATTCCGTAACCGCGTAGACGCTCTTGCCCCACCGCCTGTGGCTGACGCAAATCTTGAACCGCTTATCGTTGCGGTGGAGATCGAGCTGCTGGGGGCGCGGCGTATAGGGAATCTCAATGTCCATCAAGGGTTCTCTCAGGGCGCTAGCCCTCAATTAACGGCCCCTTCGCAGGCGTTACATCAATTACCTCATGCTCTACTTTGGGAGCGTCCAGCGCAAACGTCACCGTGATATTCTCGGGCAATCCCTCATGGGAATGCTTGACGGTATCAACCCAGCCAGCCCGCGCCTTCAACCAGAAGATCGAGGCAATGGTATCCTTGCCGCCGCTGGCCCGCCCATAAAGGCTCTTCGCCACATTGAAATTCGCCCGCGCAACACCCGTGTCCAACTCGGCACGGTAGAACTTCCGCATCGTCTTGGGATTAATATCCAGCAACGCGCTGATCGACTTCTGATCCAACCCCATGCCAACCGCCGCCAGCACAACCTTGCGCGTGGCCTCAGTCGGCTTGTGATACGGACGGCTCCCCTTACCCTTTTTTTGTTTTTCAAAAAAATCGGGCAATTCGGTGGGCGTCACTTCATCCATAACAAAATCTTAATAACCCAGGCATCACAAGGCTGTCTAGGGGCAATGGCTAGGGGATAAGGGTTGGGGATGGGGGTATATCTCCCGTATATGCCCGCCATCGGGACCGGGGCCGCCGATTCGGATTCAGATTCCAAAACCCAAAACCGGGCTAGGGACCCACTATCTTGTGCGCTGGCGTAGATTCCTACTAGATGTTGTGCCTCCGCCGCCCGATCAGGTCAAGGCGAGCCAGGGCGGCCCGCGCCAGGGCCAGGGCTGCGGCCGCCCCATGCCCCGCGAACCGGGTGGGGTGGGTTCGGGTTCGGAACCGGAACAAACAGGCAACAATGGGCTTTTTGTCCCCGCCGGGGTGGGTGGCGGGACCATCCGCCCCCCTCTCCACCATCCAACCCCTAGCGAACCCTAGCGTTTTCAGCCCAAGGACGCCACCAAGCCCAGGGTCACTTTACCGTTTCCAGGTCGCCAACCCTTTAGTTACCGCCCATAGTTTCTCTTACGTCTTGCGTCGATCCTCTGGATCGCCCCGGCACTGTCGAGTCTGTCTAAGCTATCCGCCGAAAACTGATCAAAATAAGAATCCCCTTTCTCACTAGGATAGTTACTAGTTATTACTTTACTAGGATTGTGTTGCACAGTGCGGCTGGCCGGTGATGCATGGTGCGGCATATCCTGTTGCATCGGCACCACCACGCTATATCTGATTGTGCCCTTTCGGCCCGTGCCGGTGCGTTGGATTAGCTGGCGATTTTCCAACGCCTTGACGGCGCGGTGTACGGTCGATCTATTGCAGCAACACATGCGCGCCAGGGTGCCCTGGCTGGGGTAGGCGTTCGCGCCGCGCTGATCGGTAAAGCTGGCCAGCGCCAACAGGACGAGTCGTTGTGATGCTGTAACACCTTCCAGCCGCCAGATCGGCCGTAGCAAACGCCAAGTCATGCCGCATCAATCTCATATCGGGCCATGAAGCGCCGGATTTTCACGATTGAAGACCGGCGAATGACCTTCCCGTCCCGGATTCGCCGGACCAGGTGCCCGTCTCCGGTGGCGCGCAAACCAAAGGTCGAATCGCTGAATCCGTAGTGTACCATAAACTCTTGAACATCGTGCAATAGATCGGCGTTGGGGTTCATATGGCGGTCCCTTCGTGGTGTTGGGCGGCTCATTATATATGACAGAGCAAACCACGCAAGCGCCAGTTAGCACTTGACAGTCCGTTAACAGGGCTATATTGGAAGAGGGTGGCTAAAAAAAGAGGCTGAATCAATGAATAGAGAATCATACTTGAAGGCGTTAGCGCAAGGGCTGGAGCCGTTATTCCAGGCCCACGGCGCAACGTACCCCGAGCGGATTCGCTTTACGTGCGGCTGGCCGTCGAAGGGCGCAGGTGCGCGCCGCAAAACGCTAGGCCAATGTTTCGACCCTGCTGCATCCAAAGATGATCATCACGAGATCATTATAGGCATGGGACTCGACGATCCCATAGAGGTCGCGGGCGTCCTGGCGCATGAACTATGTCACGCGGCGGTCGGTTGCGAGCATGGGCACCGGGCACCGTTTAAACGCCTTGCCCTGTCCATTGGCCTTGTCGGTAAAATGACCGCCACAACAGCGGGCGAGGCGTTTAAACAGCACGTTCAGCCTATTCTTGACGATCTTGGGGAATATCCCCACGCCGAACTAGATTACAGCACGGTCAAAAAGCAGACCACGCGCATGCACAAAGCAACGTGCGACCAGTGCGGCTACACCGTGCGCCTGACTCGCAAATGGATCGACCAAGCCGGGCCGCCGATTTGCCCGACCCACAAAACCACAATGACCGCAACCTAGTAAAAGAGAAGAGGCTAGACCAATGACCTACTCGACCGTCGAATTAGAGACTATTGAAGAGGCTGCTTGGCTGATCCACCGCGAACAGCCGACCGAGGACCGCCTACTCGCGGCGCAGTACGCATCCCGTAATGTCAGGCGGCAGACAAAGGCCGAGCGAGATGAGACTAACGAAACCGCCCCGACCGATGAGGTCCGCGAAGATCGCTGGGCGAGCGAAAACGAACCCGTTGACGACGGCTATGGCGAGGACCACGGCGGCTACTAACAACTCCATCCTTCCCCTACCAGGGCGGCCACGCGGGCCGCCTTTCGGGCTGAAACAAACAAACGAGGCTAGAAATTGATATGGCAAGGATTTTAGGCGTACCGTATGACGAGGCCGAAGCGCGTTATCTCCTCGAAGCGCACGGCATCTTCCCAATCGCATATCCCGAAAACGGCTACCGCAGCGAAGCCGACATCCGCATCTATTATTCGGATGCCGTGGCTAACGGCGAGGCCGAAGGTGGGTTCACCGAACTGCCAGACCAAATGGCCGCACTTGAGGATGCCGGTCTGGTGACATTCGCTTGCAAATATCGTTAGAGAAACCAACGAAAACGAAAGAGGCTAAATCATGGCAAAACAGCACCAGTCGATCCAGATATGCACAAATGCCTACGCAACGAGCGCGCGGGATTACACCGTTTCAATCGGTCACGTTCATTGCTGCAACGTGTCCCCGCGTGATGTTGGCACCGGCCCGCTGGTTGTGTCCGGTGGCCCGTTGCACGGCAAGGCGTTTAGCGCGCTGAGTGATTTTGAGTCCGCGCTCTCCGCGGCAATCGCTACCCCAACAGGAGGCTAAATCATGACAAGCAAAAAATATCGGGAAATGCGGCAACGCATCACCATTAAGCGGCAATCCGGACATTACGTGGTGGCCTACCCCGCAGTTGGACACCCTGGGTATTCGAGAGAGAAGGTTTTTAGCCCGGCGATTGGCGCAAACGCTTTTGCTGAGGCGCGCGCTTTTGCGAAGCTGAAAGCGGAAGAATTGTTGAGGGTTGAAAGCCAATGACCGAGGAGATGGTCCTGGGTGACCTCTTTGACCAGCGCAACCATCTGGAACGAAAGTTTGAGGTTTACGATGCGGAGAACCCGCACATCTGGCCGCTATTTGTGCGGTTCACCTTTGAAACAATCGAACGGGGATACCAGCACTATTCTGTGAACGGCATCTTTGAGCGAATCAGATGGCACACATCGGTCGAGGCGAAGCCCGCGCCGGGCGACCCACCCAATCCTGACAGTGGCGGGTCGCTCAAAATCAACGACCATTACCGCGCGTACTACGCGCGAAAATTTAACGACACTTTTCCACGGTACGATGGGTATTTTCGCACCCGGAAATTGAGGGCGACATGACCAAGGCTGCTTGCAGACACGAGTGGGAATTTAAGAAACACCAACAAACGAGGCTAGACATGACAGATACACGAGCAGCATGCCCGGAGCTACAGGGAGTCTGAACTGGATCGACGGCGGCGGCAAGGATGCGAAAGCCAAGCGCCTGTCTGCCGAGGGTTTTCAACACGCCTACGAAGCATGGTGCTTTCGCGAGGCGGCATAACTGAAAGACTGGTACGATGGCTACAGGAATTGAATTGCTGATCGAGAAGAACGAACGCCTCGAAATGGTAAACGGTAAGCTGGTTGTCGCATTGAAAACCGTGCGCGACGCTATCATTGAAGCGCCGAATCCAAACGGTGCTATGGTGCTTCTTGCCCAAAAAGATTACGACTGGTTGCGCCACGCGCTCGAAGCCATCACCGAATCAGAAAAACTTTGAAAATGACATGCCAACAATTTTGTGCCAGTGCGGCGACCCGCACCGGATGATCGACACCGACACTCAGCCAGCCAACTGCATCGACGGCGAGTGGCTGTGCGACGTGTGCGTGGCCGAAGCATCGCAGTGTTGTGATCGCTGCCACGGGACCGGAGAACTGGAAACCGAAATTTTCCACAGCCAGCCGCCGGATTGGCGCGTCACGCGCTGTCCAGACTGCCGCGGAACAGGAGAATCAGAATGGTGAAGTTCAGAAAACAGACACTGGCAAACTCGTCGCGTCTCTCACGTTTGGTCGCGGTGACGGTGCAGCAGGCACAGGAACGCCCGCCACTGCGCTACGCTGGGACGGTCGCGCTCAACCTCTGCGTATGTGCAGCAGCAATCGCCCTGTGCGTTTTTTTCCTGGTGGCGGTGCCATGACGACCACCCGCACGGAACAACAGCGTCTTGATCTCCTGGAACTGGACGCCAAGCAAGAATCGTTTGATCTGACGTTGGACCTGATTTCCAGTCTTGACCGACGCGAATTGGGTGCGGTTGGTCGCGCAACAGTGGTTGCGAACCTGTTGGCTCATTTGATCCAACGGGACGGCCCCGACGCTGCCTGCAAGATCGCAGGCGAAGTTTTGCCGTGATACGGACGCTGAAGAACCGCGTGAAAAAGTTAGAAGTGCGTTACCTGCGTGATTTTGATGGTGTGACATTCACACCCGGCAACGCAAAACCGAGAAAGGAACCTCAAATGGCCGCAGAGATTATCTCAACTCTGGGCGGAATACTGAGTTTTACGGCGGGGAACCACCGTTACACATGGAACAATGAGAAAGTTGATCTGTCGATCTCAGCGGTCGCTAACTGCTACCCGCTGGCATTTGGCGCAGCCAGCGGCTGGGCAGTGAAGGTGATTCGAGAGGAGTTGCTTCGCAGCAATTACCTAGACGAGCCGTTGGACCCCGAAGACTGGGCTGATTGGGCCAAAACCCTGTGCAACGCGCCACGGCGCGTCAGCAAGCTGGCGGCGGACGTTGGAACCGCCGTCCATCAATTCATTGAAGACAAATCAGGCGGTTTTTTGCAGCCGGAGCTTTCGATTGACCCCGAGATCGCACGTTGCCAGCGCGGCGTGGCGGCCTGGTATGATCAAAACGTAGATCAGGTTTTGTCGAGCGAGAGACGCCTTTATTCGCTGAAATGGAAAATCGCCGGGACGGTCGATCTGGTAGCCAAAATGAAGAACGGCAGAACCGCTGTCATTGATTGGAAGGGCGTCACCGATTTAGATGCTTCCATCAAGGCTGGGCACATAGGCCAGCTCACCGCTTATCGGGAGATGCTCACTGAAGCCGGAGAAAAGATTGACGACTGTATTTTGGTCCGCTTCAGCCGCGCCAACGGCAAGGTCGATGCTCTGGTTTTGAAAGACCACCAAGCGAATATCGACGCTTTCGAGGCCGCATTGCACTTGGCGCGGTACACACCTCAGACCGAGAATTTCTGATGTCGAAGTTTTTGAACGTGCAAATTGATGTGGGTGATGCGGAAGCGAAACTTGTGCCAACCGATCTGTTCATCGAAGAACCGCCATTGTGGAAGCTGGATGTCCTGCGGGATGTGATTGCTGACGCGCAGAACCTCTATGAGCAGACCTACCAAGACTGGGCAGAGGAAATTGAAAAGATGAGAGGCACAGAGATAGCGCGGATGTATTAGCCTCCATCTGCGCTGGCACGGGGGATTGGCCGACCCCCGTGCCACCCATTTTCTGGGCCACGGTCCATTTTCTGGGCCACGGTCCATTTTCTGGGCCACGGTCCATTTTCTGGGCCACAACAGGAGAAGACACATGGCAAGCAACACAATTACGATGGATATTGAGCGGATCGACCACGGCGAGGGCAGCGCCCCCGGAACAATAGTGGGTGTTGATGTGGATTCGGGGCAAACCGTCCAGCTAAAGGCGTGGTCTGACCGGCTCGCCCTTTTCACAGCTGGGAAAACGTACAAATTTGGGTGGTATTTGGGCAAGGAATACCAAGGCACTCAGGACATGGTGGTTTCTAAACATGGTGAGATCACCCAGGTTCCACACGCAACCGACCCACAGCGCCCCGTAGAGGCCCCCCCAGCGGCTTTTCCCGCGAAACAGGCACCGACCCCCCAAGCACCCCCGAAAACGACCCCACAGGGCGTTATGACCGGCTCCCAAGGGACCAAGGAGCGTTCGATTACGGTCCTGGCGGTGATGAAGAGCGTTATCGAGTCGGGTGGCTCAGAGGCGGATTTTGACCGCTGGCTCGCCCACCACGACAGCATTGTCCTAGGGAAGTAACGGCGGATGCAAAGCACCCCGTTTTTTCACCTGACGGTTGAGGGAACGCCCGTCGCAAAGGGGCGTCCCCGCATGACCAAAACAGGCCACGTTTACACGCCAGAGAAAACGCGCCGCTACGAGCGCCTGATCGCGGGATTGACGCGACTGCGGATGGGTGCGCGGTTGCCCACCGAGAACCCTTGTATCGTCCATCTTTGCGCGGTGTTTGAAATCCCGCAAAGCAGCACAAAACGCCGGGTGCAGCAGGGTGGTCCACACACCACCAAACCGGACCTCGATAACGTGGCGAAGTCCGCCATCGACGGGATTTGTGGTGAACGCGGAGCGATCCTAGACGACAAGCAAATTGTCGAGCTATGCGCGTTCAAATCCTACGGCAGCGTCGGCAGTCTGATGATCGACGTTTTCGAGGTTCACAATGTGGTGGACCGATTCAGCAATCGCTGGCGCGCATGGGAAAGTGGTGAGGTTGCGGTGGGGCCGGTATGAGAGATAGCCAGATTGAGCGGCTGGCCCCCCGCCACGACGGCAGTCGCAAACATCGCTGCCCGGAGTGCAGCGCACAACGACGGAAAAAAACCGACACACCGCTATCCATAACCCGCAGAGGAACAGAAGTGGTCTGGTACTGTCATCACTGCTGTTGGAAAGGAGGCTACGATGAGGCTCGACACACGGACAGTGCGGTGGGCCGCACGGAGAAAAATCAGCGCCGCGACACTGCGCTCCATGAGCGTTGGCGCAGACCATATACGGTTTGGTGATCGCAAGCTCCCAGCCGTTATCTTCAATTATCTCGACGCATCAGGCCGCACCGTCAACTGGAAAGCGCGGGCGCTCAACGAGAAGGATTACCGCCAGAAACCCGGCGGGGAGCAGTGCTTCTATAACCAGGCGGCTGTGCTGGCGGGGCCGCTCGAAGAGGTCTACATCACCGAAGGCGAGATGGACGCCCTGGCGCTGGTTGAAGCGGGCATCCCGGTTCATTCGGTTCTCAGCGTAGTTGGTGGCGCTCCGGCCCAAGCAACCGAAGACGCCCGCGACTCCCAGCGATATTCTTACATTCTCAACGTGCTGAAAGCCGGTCTCGACCGCTGCAAGAAGTTCATTCTCGTAACCGATAGCGATAGCCCCGGTCGGCACTTGCGGGCTGACCTTGCGAAATTGCTGGGTTCGGTGAACTGCCACTGGATCGATTGGCCGGAGGGCATCAAGGACGCCAACGATGCACTGGTGGCGTGGGGTGCGGAACAGACC